AAGTAGATATGACAAGCCTTAATAATCTTGTTCACCATGTCTATCCAGCCTATGACCCATCTAAAGCCTTTACTGCAGTAGCAAATAAAACAACTGCTATTTCAGAAGAACGCGTGGCAATTGCCAGCAACAAGACTCCTGGCATCTTGCCGTATTTCAACGCCTTCGTAACTCAAAGTGATAAACTTCAAGCGTATATTCAAAAGAATTCACTTAGCCCAAATTTCGACCCAGCCCCAATTGCTCCATACATGGATGAATTGCGACAAGCCGCCGCAAAGTTGGCATCACGCGATGCTACTTTCCCAACTTTCTATGCCAAGTATTACGCTTCTAAATATGGTCCATTGAAAGGATTATGATGCCTAAAACTCCTAAGTCAGGTGGTTCAGGAACTCCCGATGCGGGATTGGCTGGTGGCTTTACCACCCTTCCTGGAACTTCAACCGCCGACCCTACGGGCTGGACTGCCGCATCCAAGGCAGAACTTGATACGACTGGACTCAACATTCCTGGGCTTTCGGGCAAAGCCACAGGAGCGCAAATTTTTGCGGCTCTTGAATCTGCTGCAAAAACTAATGCTGGAAGAGGAAAGATTTGGGGCGCAATTCGCCCACTTATCGCAGTTGGCAACTCTTATACCAAGGCACAGGCTCACGCAAATTGGTCATCTGCCGATGTCACCGCACTTCAAAAATACATTGCAGCTTGGAATAACTACAACACCACCAACCCATCTACCCCTGCAACCCTTGGCTCATGGGTCAATCTGACCAAAAATACGACTGCCACTACTGGTGCTTCCGTTGGTCAAACTCTCAACTTGGTCACAACTACCCCAGTTAGCGTTCCAGCCCAAGCCGATTTAACTTCGGTTGCCCAACAAGCCTTCGCCTCAACCCTTGGTCGCTCTGCTTCCCCCAAAGAAGCCGCCGACTTTGCCAAGAAATATCAGGAACTTATTCTCTCCTATGGCTCTTCCAAAGATTTGGCTAAGGTTTCACAGTCGTTCCAAGCCCCAAGTAGCCCTATTCAGTTCCAGCAAAGCGGTCAAGCCCCTCAATCGGGTGCGCCTATTCCAAGTATGACTTCTGGCGTTAATGCCGTCACAGCCCCTCCTACGGCTTCTGTTGCGGCTTCTAACTACGCCGCCCAGACCAACCCAACCGAAGCATCGGCTCAAGCCGCTTCAGATGGCCTTAATCAGTTCATGTCCATGTTGAAGGGCGCATAAATGGCAACCCGTATTAACTCACCAAAACCTAAAGTCCCTACGGGTACTGGCATAATTTCGGCTAAAACTATCGCCGGCGTTGTCCCTCGAACCAATTTTGACCAAGCAACGCAAGATTTCCTTAATCAAAACTTTGGCTCAGTTGCGGCTTGGTATAACACCGCAAATATCGGAGACGTTCTCAAAGCAGCCTTGGTTGCTGGCAAAGGTGGAACCGCCCTTCAAGGTGAGGCTTACGCTGACTTTATCCGTACCCATGCGGCAGATGCCAACGGCGATGTTATCTATGACCCTAAAAACTCTTGGTGGAACAACAACGCTAAAACAATCCGCGATGCTCAAGCCCAAAAAATTACAGACCCAGCCACTTACAATGCTGGAGTCAATGGAGTTCTTACTTCTTCGGTTAATCCTGTAGCCACAGAACTTGGAATCCAACTTAGCCCAGATGCTCTTAATTCTGTTGCCGAACAAGCCTACATAAATGGCTGGACTTCAACTGACCAGATTAAAGCCGCGCTGGTTAGCCAATATCATTACAATCCACTTGCTACTGCTACCCAAGGCGGAACTCTTGGCAAGACTATTGCCGACCTTTCCGCCATTGCTAGTAACTATGGAATCCCACTTCCTAAAGACCCAATGCAAATTGAAAGTTTCATTAAGCAAATTGTTGCCCCTGGAAATCAGAATCCAGCTCTCGGTGGCAATGCTGAAGAAATCTTTACTGAATACGCTAAAAACCAAGCGAAGGCTTTGTATCCTTGGATGTCAAGTGCCATTGATAACGGCATCAGCGTTAAGTCCTATCTCACACCTTATCAAACGCAGATTGCTAACACCCTTGATATTTCCCCAGATTCGATTAACTGGCAAGACCCTAAGTGGCAAGGTTTAATCAATATTCCAGACCCAACCAAGCCCGGTCAAACCACCCAAGCCAACATGACTCAAGTAATGAAAACCATTAAGACAGACCCTCAATACGGGTGGAATTACACCAACGCGGCTAAAACACAAGCCTCAGACTTTGCAAGCCAACTTAAGACTATGTTCGGATTACAGGGGTAAATCATGGGAACTAAAACGAAATCTACCGCAACCCCTCCTTCCATTGCTCAATTAGCGGCTAACCAAGCAACCATTCTTGCTAATGCCACAAAAGGCGCGGCGGCGGCTAAAGCGCAACTTGCCTCGGCTCAAGCAGATCAAGCCAGTCAGATTGCTTCCAATACTGCTCTCGCGGCGCAAACAGGGGGAACCGTCAATCCTGCTACTGGCCACATCACGCCAAAGGCGGTTAGTCCTGCTCCAGTAAATCCAGTAAATCCTTTGGCTAAGGGAACAGTTGTCGGAACTCCCCAAGTTATTAAAAATGCAGATGGAACTATCACCACAGTTACCACAGTCGCAGATGGCAATGGTGGATTTACGAGTTCGCAAACAACTTCTGGAACACCAACATTTACCCCTTCAGCAAGTGATGAATCTGCTATCGCGGCAATTACAGATGTATTAGGTTCTGCTGGTCTTGGTTCAGTTGCTCAAATTGCATGGGATCAATTGAACAAAGGTGTCCCTGCCTCTCAAATCATTTCAGATATTCGATCAGGAAATCCGATTTACGGAAACGCTTATGCTCAACGCTTTCCCGGCATGGCGGCTCTTGCGGCTAAAGGTCAAGCAATCAATGAAGGTACATATATCAGTCTTGAAAAAAGTTACACAGAGGTATTGAAATCTGCTGGTATCCCTAGCGGAACTTTTGATACAACCGCCTATATGGGAAATTTGATTGCTAATAACATCAACCCAACAGACCTTCAATCCCGTGTAACGGCAGCCCAAAATAGCGTTCTTTCTCTTGACCCAAATATTCGTCAATACGCTTTGGACACCTACGGACTTGATTCAGGTCATCTTGCGGCATGGGCATTAGACCCAAGCCAAGCCTTGCCAAAAATCCAACAACAGGCTCAAGCCATGCAAATCGGTGGCGCGGCTCTCCAGCAAGGATTTAATGGCGCAGGAGCCAACGGGGAACTTACTACTGCCCAAGCTGAAGCACTTGCTAACCAAGGTATTAGCCAATCTCAGGCGCAAGCAGGGTTTAGCAACTTGGCTCAAGAAACCCAATTTGAAACCCAGTTACCTGGAGATGTGGCAACCGCCCTTAGCAACCAACAACTTATTAACAGTCAATTCAAGTCCAACGGTTCAGATGTTCTTGCCTTCCAGCACCTTCAACAACAGAAGGTTAATGAGTTCAACCAAGGCGGAGCAATTGCGGCTGATTCAAGCGGAGTTAAGGGAATTGGCGCAAGCAATCTAACTGCTTAGGTTTAGACAAAAGAACGCGTTATGTGTATTCTTTAATTGCGCTCCTGAAAAGTTCTAAGTCTATTCCTCGTCTAGTTAGAGCCACCAAGAGGAATCGCGGCTCCGTTCGCCGCTATAACAATGAATGAGGCAATGAGGGCTTGCCCCGCGTATTGGTTAAGCGGTGTCAGGTTCGGTTACGACCACCTTAAACACTAACCCTGCCTAAGTGCTTTCCTAGTAACTTAGCGATACAGAATTGGAAAACAATCATGTCAAATGAAAATGACGATTTCGAAAATGAAGAATTAGAACTAGAACAAAATAACGAACAAAGTGGAGATACTGCTCTACTGCGTGACTTGAGAAAGCAAGCCAAAGATGGCAAGCAAGCCAAGCGTGAGGCTGAATTAGCCAAGCAAGAGGCAGATGCGGCTAGGCGTGAACTTGCTCTATTGAAGTCAGGCATTGACATCAACTCTCCAACTGGAAAGTTATTTGCTAAGTCCTATGAAGGTGAATTGACAGCAGAAGCAATCAAGGCAGAAGCGGAACAGTATGGCTTAATCGCCACTTCTGAAACCCAATCTGTTAAAGAGGAATTAAGCGCAATTGATCGCGTATCAAATGCCTCCGCTGGTTCTCAGGCTTTCATTGCACCTTCAGCACTTGATGATATTCGCAATGCGGATTCACCAGAGGCAGTTCTGGCTATTGTTTCAAAACTCGGTATCCCAATTTCAAATGAGCAACCTCAATCTGGATTCATCCGAATCTAGTCCTCATTTCCGAAAGAAGGCGAATAAATGGCTTTAACCCAAGTTTCTTCGCTTGATCTCTCGAAGGCCGCGTATGAGCAAATTGCTTACTATGCCCTTCGCCCAGAGCTTTATTACGATGCTCTTGTAGAGGTTAAGTCCACAGATGCTACCAATCGCGGTGTATCTGTAACATTCACAATCGCTTCCGACCTTGCTGAAGCATCAACAGCATTGACAGAAACTTCAGACATCACTCCAGTAGCGATGGCTGACTCATACATCACCGTTACTCCTCTTGAATACGGTAACGCAATCCAACTTACTGCCAAGCTCGGTGCTACCGCGTTTATGGAAGTAAACCCAATCGCCGCACAGGTTGTTGGTTGGAACGCTGGTATCTCAACAGACGGCATCGCTCGTACTGCTGCTGGTACAGGTACTCAGGTTGCCTACTCAGGCGCAGTTGCAGGTCGTACATCTCTTGCTAAGACAAATACTCTTGTAGGTTCAGATGTCCGTAATGCAGTTGCTAAGTTGCGTAAGCAGAATGTCGCAACATTCAACGGCATGTATAAGGGTCTTATCCACCCAGATGTTTCCTACGATTTTCGTGGCGCAACAGGTGGAACTAACTGGTCTGACCCACATGTTTATTCCGACCCATCAGGTATCTACAATGGCGTGATCGGTAACTTCCAAGGCGTACAGTTCATGGAAACACCACGCGCACCATTCTTCTCTGACGGTGGAACAAACTCATACACAATCTCAACGATTGCCGTTACTTCAAATGTGGCTACAATCACCACATCTGCTGCACACGGTCTTTCAGTTGGTGACACACTCACCATCTCAGGTGCTACCGCTACATCTGGTACTGGTTCAACTTCACAACTTGGCTTCAACGCTCAGTTCACAGTTACAACCGTTCCAACAACCACAACTTTGACATTTTCAGTTCTTGGATTGTCAAATGTGAACGCTGGTACTTCATTGACACTCGTTGTCAACGCAGTAGATGTGTACGGAACCTTGGTCTTGGGTCGTCAGGCTCTCGCTAAGGCTTTCTCAACCGGTGGCGGTTATGGAATTCAACCAATCTTGGTTGATATTCCCGTCATTGACACACTCCGCCGCTTTACTGGAGTTGGCTGGAAGCACTTTGTCGGGTATGCTCCATTCCGTCAAGCTGCTTTGTTCCGCATTGAATCTGGTTCTTCAATCGGACAGTAAGTAACTTAGGGGAGTCACCCGCTTAACCTTTCTCGGGTGGTTCCCCGTTCTACTTTAGGAGCGTGACAAATGGCAACTTTTACTCCCCCAGCGAGAACCTTTGTTCCCGTTATTACGGATAACACCCCAGAGTTTCAAAAGCGACCTTTTGCTTATTTCACGCCTTCGATTCCTAAAGGCAATAATGTGTGGATAGATACCAACAATGTTGTATCTGAAACCCAACCTCCGCTTTGGGTAGCCCAAACTTATTACAACGCAAATGGCTCTATTGCCTCAAGTAGCCCTGGCGTTAAAGCCGTTTATTATGGCGGTCATTCCTATACAATTAGTGACAGCGAAGTTCAAATTCTGACAAACGCTGGTTACGGAGCGTACATAAGTTGAAAACTGAAACTACAACAGTTTGCGCTCATTCCAATTTTAAATTTTCATCCAAAGATGGCTGGATATGTAAGAATTGCTATAAACCACTTACCGAAGATGAACTTCCACACCGCGAAGGCTTTCCCATGCTCGGTTTTGGAGATTTAAGAGATAGCGTAAAGGCAGTTAATGATCGTGAAGAACGCTGGCAAAAAGATATGCCAGCCTACAAACGCCTTCGTCAGCAAGGGTATCAACCCAAGGGAATTGATGGAGCCGCCCGTATTGAAGCTGGAGCCACAACCCGTTTTGAGATTGAATCAGGTCAAGTCCTAGAAGGACAAACTAAGAAAATCGAAGCCGCAGTAGAAGCAATTGAACATGTAACAGGCAAATCCATTTATGACCCTAACACAACGGCGGTAAATCTATGACAACTGTTCAAAATTGGATTGACCAGACTCGTTCTTATTTAATGAGTGGTTATGTTGAAAATCGTAATCAACTTGCTCTTGCTTATACCGCAGGTAGCGGAACCCTTACATTTGCTCAATCTACTGATGGTATCCGCTCCGGTACGCGCCTTTCTATTGGAACCAATACTTTTTATGTCTGGTCTATTTCAGGTTCAACTGCCAGCGTATTGGCTGGAGAAGAAGGTTCAACCGATGCTAATGCGGCTATTGGAACTCTTGTTCGTGTTGCCCCACGCTTTACGGGCAACGACATTCTCAATCAATTAGGCAATGAGATAAATGATTTGTCATCTCCCACCAATGGTCTTTATGGAATCCAAACTTACGATTTCACTTACAATCCGATTCTAACGGGTTACGACCTTAGCCCTATTGCCGATCAATTGATTTCCATTTATGAAGTTAAGTATTTGACTCCTGGACCTGCCCACGACAACCCACGCATTTCCAATACCAAGTGGCGTTTGAACCGCAATGCAGATACGGCACAATTCCCATCTGGAATCTCACTTCAATTATTTTCTCCTGGTTATGCAGGTTTTGGCGTTCGAGTTGTTTACAAGGCAAACCTCACAATGCCAACTACCACCTATGCCAATGTCGCTTCTACTGGATTGCAAAATACGGCTTTTGATATTCCTCCACTTGGAGCTGCAATTCGCTTGATGGAAGGGCGCGAAATTAAGCGCGACTTTACCGAAGCACAGGGCGATACTCGCAGAGGAAGTGAAGTTCCAGCAGGAGCAATCATGCAATCTTCTAATGGACTTCAGCAATTACGCGCTCGCCGTATCGCAGCAGAAGCCGCAAAATTGGAAGCCTTGTACCCAAGTTATAGGAGTTAAGCATGACAATTTCGCCATCGCTTTCCTATGACACACCTTTTAGACCAGCGGTTCCTTTTTACTCTGGAAGTTCTACTTCTTCCAATGTTCCTTGGCCTTATCCCGTAGCACTTGATGGTCACCCTTACATGCTCCAATGGGACAAAGATTCAATCGGAGTATGGGGAGCAAAATTCAAGCGCGAAACATTGCCGCTTGTTCGTAACCAAGCCGATAACTCTAATACCCCTGGAGAGCAATCTATCTCCCCCGAACAACTATGGCGCAGAAGTCAAGATACATGGTTGGGTGGAGAAGGTCAGACCTACCTTGATCGTGCTACATCACTACTCAATCGCTATAACGATTCAATAGGAATTAACCCTTGGAATCCTTGGCAACTTTCCCTTCTTAATGACACATCTCGCGTTTATACTTCGGCAAATACTGGGCTTGCTTGCTTAAACACGGGAACCAATGTGTACATCATTGATGGAACCGCTCTTAAATACACCTCAGATATGTCCACATTTACCAGCGTAACTGGCATGACTGGCTCACCAGTATCTATGGCTTCTGATGGCGCAACCATTTATACGGCGAATAGTTCAAACGGCATTTACTCTGGAACACTCGGCGGAGCATCTGTTTCTTCTTTCGCAACCGGAACTGTTACCTTGGTTCGCTATACCAAGTCACGCCTTATGGCGGCTGGTGGTGGCAAACTTTACAATGTTCTTTCTAGCGGAGCATTGCCTACTGCACTCCTTGACCTTTCGGCTCGCAACTTTACTTGGGTAGATATTTGCGGTGGTCTTAGCCAGATTTATGCGGCTGGATACGCTGGAACTAAATCCATTATTTATCGAACCGCAATCCTTTCTGATGGAACCGCACTTGCAGTTCCTACCGTTGCGGCTGAATTACCAGATGGAGAAATCGTTCGTTCGATTGCTTCCTATCTTGGTTATGTTCTTATTGGAACCGATAAGGGCGTTCGTTTTTGCCAAGTCAATTCAGATGGCTCGCTGACTTTGGGTGGAATCATCACAACTAGCCAACCCGTTTATTGCTTTGAGCCACAATCTCGCTTTGTCTGGTATGGCTTGTCCAACTACGATGGCAATAACTCTTTCTTGGGTCGCATGGATTTGACCACCTTTACCAACACTCTAGTTCCAGCCTACGCAGCCGACCTTCAAGCCTATTCTCAAGGCGCGGTTCGCTCGGTTATTACCTTTAATAACAAAAGGTATTTCACCGTTGATGGCTATGGATTGGTCGGGGAAACTAGCACTCCAGTTGCTTCTGGAACTTTCGTCAGCGGAGTTATTTCCTACGGTCTTTCAGACCCCAAAGTTGCTATGTATGTGGACATTAAACATGAGCCACTTAAAGGCTCAATTCAAGTAGGCATTATTGCCGATACTTCCGATCAATATGCGGCGGCTACAAATGCCACAACTATTGGAACTTCAAGCGTAGTGGGAAGTGTATCTCCTACTTATGCTTTCCCCGCTGGTCAGCTTGTAGGTGAGAACTTTCAGATAGTTCTTACCCTTAATTCCGATGGCACAAATAGTCCCGTTTTGACTCGCTGGATTTTGCGCTCCATGCCTATTCCGATTAGAACTGCTCAATGGAATGTTCCGATTATGCTCTTTTCAACAATTACGGTTGGCGATAAAGATTGGGCCATGAAAGTTCCAGACGAACTGACCCACCTTTACAATTTATGGCAATCTCAAGAAGTCTTTACTTTTCAAATGGGGTTTGAAACCTACCAAGTGGTACTCTATGACTACCAATGGTTGCCTGAAATAGTGAATATTCACGGGGAAACAGAAGGAACATTCTTTGCTCAACTTAAAGAGATAGCGGGTTAATAATGGGTGCAAGAGTCTACACGGGTGCGGCAACCCCCACCACTATTACAAGTTCGATTACGAATGTATCCACCAGCGTAACAATTGCTTCCGCAACTAACTGGCTTACATCTGGGCAATTTTCCGTTGTCATTGATCCCGGACTAGCTGGTGAAGAAAAGTGCCTTGCTACCCTTTCTGGAACAACCCTTACTTTCGTTACTCGCGGTTATGACAATACAACCGCAGCATCTCACAACTCTGGTGCGGTAATTTATCCAGTCCCTACCGCAATTGATTTTTCGGAAGCGAACACCCATGTAAACGCTTCTAGCGCAGTTCATGGAATTACTGGTTCCGTTGTCGGCACAACTGATACTCAAACCCTCACCAACAAAGACCTGACCGATTCGACCAACAAGATTAACTGGTCTGCTTTTGCCGGCAAAAACGCCATCATCAACGGCGGAATGGATATTTGGCAACGCGGTACTTCGTTTAGCGGAATTGGAAATTTGACCTACACCGCAGACCGTTGGTTCACCGAAACAGGTGGAACTGCGAATGTGACTCAACAAACCTTTACCGCTGGCTCGGCCCCAGTATCGGGATACGAAGGCACTTACTATCTTCAATACGCAACCGCGACAACAAATAGCGTTCACGGAATTGACCAAAAGATAGAAGATGTTAGAGCGTTTGCAGGGCAGACAGTAACCATCTCCGCTTGGATGAAAGCAACTGCGGCAACAACAATAACCGTTATCGCAAGTCAGTTTTTTGGAAGTGGTGGCTCTACACAGGTTGATGCTGGTTCAACAACTTGGACTTTGGGTACATCTTGGCAGCGCTACACATTTACTGTTGCGATTCCTTCAATTTCAGGAAAAACAATCGGAACAGGCTCGGCTCTCAATATCCGCTTCCTCAATCTTACAAACGCTTCATTCACTTTCCAACTTTGGGGCGTACAAATGGAAGCAGGTTCGGTGGCAACTGCCTTCTCCCGCGCTGGTGGCATACTTCAGGGGGAGTTAGCCGCTTGCCAGAGGTATTACTGGCGAGAAAACTGGGATGCACAAACTACTTATGCAATTTTTGGACAAGGCTCAGCAACTTCAACAACTATTGCATATTGCCAAACAGCGTTTCCAGTTCAGATGCGAGTGAAACCAACTGCTATTGATTTTCCTGCGGTTGGCACCTATTTTCAATGTCTAGATGCAACCGCAGGTGGCGCAACAATGACCGCACTTTCTTTTGACGTAAATCAAACAACTTCATCATTAGGGTTTCTTGTTGCAACTGTTGCATCAGGTCTTACTCAATTTAGGCCTTATGTTATTCGTGGTCTAAATTCAACCGCCGCTTACTTAGGATGGACTGCCGAACTATGATAGAAATTACGAAAGACCAATGGGGCAATGAATATGTAACCATTGAAAATGATGGCAATTTTACTGTTATGCTCAAGTCAACTTACGATGCTCAACAAGCATCTGACACACTCCCATCCAACTCTTCAACACCACAGGCAGGTAACTAATGAGCAGAGCGCAGAGTCGGTCGCAAGGGTTGAGCAGAATACAGGCAGAGGCTACGGCTCAGGCTAATTTCACGGCGCAGTTGGCGGCTAC